CGAAACATCACGACCGAGAACGGGATCGAAGAAAGTCTCCCAAGGGGTCGAGGGATCAAAGTCATCATCAACATCGAAATCGTCAGCCTCGTCAAAAGTCTCGTACTCGTCGCCAGCCTGGCGACGAAGAGTTTCCGACTTGACCAGGCGAGCCACCTGCTCGGCGAGAGTAGGAGGACGACGAAAACCCGAAGGCAACGTCAGAGGCTTCGGGTCAGGAAGCTCTCGACCACGAGCGTCGAGAGCCTGGCGAGGAACCTCCTCTTGAAACTTAGTAGCCATAAAACCTCCTCAGAAAATGAACGACGAACCGGTCCGAGAAAGCTGACGCCTGGCCTGGACCGAATGATTGACCTGGCACCACAGCACGTCGTTAGTCTGAACCGCATTGACGCGCTTCGTAGGAACGCACTTGACAAACGTCGAATTAAGCGCAGGGGTCGACCCGAAAATTCGAGCCATATGCCAGAAGTCGAGCTCCGTGGTCTTGAACTCACCGGAAACCATCGATTCCTGGCGCCGATATTCATCGTAGCGATCCTGATAGCCGAAAACGCCATCCGGCGTAGCGTGAGGAGCGTAGATCTCCTTGTTGAGGATCTCCTGCTGGCCAATATGCTCAAGCTCACGCTGCCAAAAATCCTCCTTGGTACGACGGTTATAAGTCCGAGGAGAATTCTGCGTGTAGATCGTCTTCGGCCGAACGCTCATGAGAGTCATTATGTAACCATGCTCTTCAAAAAATCTTCTATATCGATTTGAGCGGACAGAGGCGATGCCGTGACCCTTGAGGTTGCCGACGCCGACTTCGTCGTCGCCGTCCGTCGTGACACCCGTCTGAAGGACCTCTGAAAACTGAATCGTCTGCTTACCGCCGCCCAGGTATTCGGGCCTCTGCAGCCGGGCATCAGAGGAACGCACGCCCAGGTAACGAAGGTACTCCGTATAGCGAGAGCCCCAACGCGCTCGCGCCTCCTCGTAGCGCTGTAATGCAAACGCGAGTCGAAGGTCATTGATATCCGTAGCTGTGACACCTGAGAGATCCGCAAAGACGTTAGCGTTAGTAGAATTGAAAGCGGTAGCCGCCGCGGTGCCAGCCGCGGACTTGGACCCCGCGAACATATTAGCCGAACCCGACATCGAGTTGGCACCAGGCGCAGCGGTATTCAGAGGCTGCTGCGCACCAATAGCCTGGGTAACGGAAGTGGGAACGTACAGACCCTTGACGGGGGCATCACCGGTAAGAGGAATAGTGACCTCGGGACCCTTCTGGGTCCACGGCCTGGCCGAAGTAAAATAATCCTTCTCCCAATCACAATTCTGAAGCGCGCGAGAAGTAGAAGCGTCGACGCCGGAAGCCTGAGAGACAGTGACGGCCGACTCGAGATCCTGGTCGCGATAGTTCTCGTTCCAAATAGTCTGATAGGCGCGAAACGGGAGAGCGGACGTCACAAAGCCGTTTAGCTGAGTAGCAGCACCAAGATAATCCGCGAGCCAACCGATACGACCCTCACCAGTCTCGGGCGGACCAGCTCCATAGGTAAGCGCAATCGTCGGAAAAACCGACGCATCCATCCCATCAGGACCACCAGTTATAAAATCCTCAAAATCTTCCCAGACAAGCCGGTGCGGAACAAACCAATGATGAATGCGAACGGAGACGGGATGCATCACGGGAGCGAGAAGAGGAGAAACACGAAGAAGAACACTAGTAGAGTGCTGAAAGGAATCACCGGGCAGAACCTCCATAACACCAACCGGAACCAACTCACCCATGTCGCAAGACAGCAGCTTATAGTGCGACAAAGAAAACTTGTTACGCTTCAAAGAAACCTCCTGTTGTAAATGCGCGACTTCCCCTCGATAGACCAGATGCGCGCCTGATTACTGGCCACAAAGACACTCTTTAACGACGCGCCAGGCGTCTGACCTGGCGAGCTCGCCTGGCTAACCTGGTGATCAGTCCACAAAGCGCGCATTTCCTCACTTTTTTCAAAGAAGAAGCGCGCCTTGACCGCCGAAACCATCTCATCCGAAAAACCCATCTCTACTCGAAGAGCAGACCGAAGATAACGGCCAAGAGGAATAGATTGATGGCCGATATTAAGCTTATGTGGAACATCCTGCAGAAAATTAACTTCATCGAGCCCAAACTCAGAATGAAGCTGATCAGAAAGAACGACCATAGCGTCGCGACCCAGGCCGGGACGACGAGACATCCGGGCGAACTCCGGATGACGGCCCTGGAGCCGGGGATCGTCGGGCGATGTCATCTTCTTGGTAACATAGCCAGCGGCATATTGGGCAGTCGTCTGATTGAAGTCGCCCGTATGAACGAAACCCTTCCCCCAGCTCGTCGCTACCGTAGACCAATGCTCGAAACCCACGCCGAACAAACAAGCGTGATAATGCGGGCGTTGAGTCTGGTCTCCATACTCCCCGCACAAAAAAAATCGAACAACCGAGGGAGCCAAAGCCTTTCTCAATCTTTTGAGCCAAAGCACCGTATCCCGTGGATCCAAGGAAAAGCCGGGTGGTTCTTGTCCCGGCTCGTAAGTCAACGTTATGAAACTCGACGCAGAATGACACAGCGACTCTAAGTACATCCTCCAAGACCAAATCCTCCGACGATTAATCCTACACGGAAGGCATTGCCCGCAACCAAACGGGACAACGCCGACCATGTAGGGAGCCTTACAAATCAACTAAAGCCTGTAGCCGATGCGAAGCGGCCGAGTGCGACGACGCATCGACCGACGACGACCCATACGAACAAAACCACGACGACGACCCATGCGACGGCGACCACGCCCGCGACGACGCATTCTCATAACGAACTACCTTTCAGGGACACGCCCTTTATACCAGGAGCCAATGGGAACCTGCCGGAACTCCTGATTCCAATAATCCCACATCCATTTTTTACCGGGCTCTGTGGGATACAAATTCTGATCGGGAAGATGACGAGACGAATCAATATTGGGCATCAAATTATTACGAAGAGACCAAAAAATCTCCGGAATGAAATTATCTTCAATGCGCTGCTTAACATCCACAGACGGAACGATAGCCAGACCTGTAGGGGTCTTAGCGAACGTATAGTCCGAGACATGACCAACCTCCTTTTCAGGGGAGCGCGGATCCGTAGCATTCGGCTGCAGCGGCTGAACGTCCACCAAGGGATGGAGAGCTGACGCGAACGCCGACTCGGCACCTGGCGGAGAAGGCGGGCCCACCTGGCCAGAGTTCAAACGCGCGATCTGCGAACGCAATAAATCGTTTTGCAAACCCATATTCTCCAGCTGCAGCGCATCGACCGCGCCGGACACACGAGAACGCTGAGACGAGCCCGCAACGGCAGCACGAGACACATCCTGACCCATCGTGGCCAGGTGCTCGGCAGTACCAGAATCACCGAAAAGCCCTATCGGAGAAAACGACGTCGGCGGCGCACCCAAAGCATACAGCGGATGAACACCAGCAGCCTTAGCATCACGAACCTTCCACTGGACGCCGTTCTGAGCGAACTCCTTCTGCAGAGCCGCATTCATATCGAAAGCATCATCGGCGGACCTCCCGCCGGAAAATTGAGACGCAACAGAAGAACCGATACCCACAACGTCCTTAATGCCGTCGATAATATCGCCAAAAAAACCCATTCACTTACAGGACACGTTCGACCGCCACGAACGACGACGACGAGATCCAGCTCCCTTACCAGTACGACGAAGCGCATGCAGAACCTCACGCCGCTTAGAGCGACGCACGCACACCATCACCGAAGATGAAGAAGGAAAAGAAATGGGACCAGGCTCGAAAGAACCTGGTCCCGAAGAAGCTCGGGGCGGAGCCTCAACAAGCCGCGTAACAGGCCTGCCGGATCTGTAACGCGGAACCCTGTCAGGACCAAGAGGATGATATTCCCTCAGATCCTCGACAGGAGACACCGGGAGCTGCCGCAGGGGAAAAGAAAAGGACAGCAACGACGCAAGGTCGTTAGCGATAACATTGGCATCGCGCTGCCCTTGTCGGCCAGATGGCCTGCTTCGCTTCCTGGACACGGCGCCCCCGGTGTCAGTTAGCACAGTACATATCAAGTATATGTACTGGCGACCTCACGGTCTATCCCTCGCTAGAATCACCGCTAGAACGGGTTTTCGAGGCCGTAGGAGCGGCCTTGCCACTTGCGGGCGGCCGCCCTACGTCCTCGTTAGGCTCCCGCGCAGCGGGCGAATTTTTCGAGAATAAACGCCTTCCATCTCCGGCGAGCTCAGCGAGCTTATCACGAGACCGAAAAAAGGTCTCTTGCGCCTTGACATAGCGGTCTTTCCATGCCTTAGCGCGACGACCAGACACCTCGCGATCGACGGTAGGATCCGAATGACGAGGACCATTAGCGCCGGCGAGATCCGCCGGCGAAACATCACGACCGAGAACGGGATCGAAGAAAGTCTCCCAAGGGGTCGAGGGATCAAAGTCATCATCAACATCGAAATCGTCAGCCTCGTCAAAAGTCTCGTACTCGTCGCCAGCCTGG